TGATCGGCTGTGAGACTGATGCCCATGCCGTGTGAGAGATTTAGGAATGCCTGGATGGAGATGGTTTTTTTGGCGTCGGTATCCTCAGCACGGCCCAGCATAAACTGGGCCAGGGCTGCCAGTTTGCCAGAATCAATTGGGGGTGTCTGAACTTCCGCGATACGCATTATCTGCGTTCACGACCCAGGCTGGCTGCAGGTGTTTCTGCTTCGGGTTCTTCTGCAGGCAGATTGGCATCCAGACTGAGATCCGCATCCACTTCTGCAGATTGATCCGCGGCAGGCATCACATCACCAGCGGGCATGGCTGCGGCGTCGGCACCTGGAACCACAGGTGCTTGACCTGTGAGTACACCCTGTGCGGCTTCTACCTGTGCTTTGCCGGCCTGGATGGCTGCCAACAGCGTGGTCAATGCGGCAGTGACATCGGCCTGGAACTGCGTAGCCTGTTCAACACCTGTGTCATTCTTGATGGCGTCAGTGAGTGCAGGAAGATCTTTGAACTGCATTTCTGATACATCTTCTAGCATGCCCTGCAGTTTGTCCACCATGTCTTGTGCAGCCATCACTACCTGTGCCTGCTGCACTTCGCTTTCAGACACCATGCGTTTTTTCTTGGCGGACTCTTTCTTCATGGCAGCGATGGCGGCCATGGTCTTGGTCTCTTCGGGATTCAGGGTTTGACCACTTTGGGCCTTTTTCATCATGGCCTGTGTTTTAGGATCGTTCATGTCCACAGCAATGGCCTGGGCATCCATCTCTGCGAGCCTGTGGCACAAGGCCTGCTCCAGCATGATCAGTCGGAGATAGTCAGGATTGCGTTCTGAAAAATGACGGCTTACAGAACTCTTGTATTCACGCAGCAGTCCGCGGACTTTGCTAAGCATGCCTTGTGCCTGGCTTTCGCCCAAGGTATCAAAACTCACACGGTTGCCCATGTGCGTGGCCAGTGTTTTAGCGACTTGATCGGTGGGACGGCGTGCGTCCAGTTCTTGCAGTTTCATTGTTGAATCCTCGTTGTTGCCAATATTTAGCCAGATTTACGCATTTGGTCAATCTCTCATCCACTGCCTGCAGACGTGATCGCCGTGTGGCGATCTTGGCTTCAACACTTTCACGTAGATCTCGAGATCTGATACCTTTGCTTAGGATACTACGAGTGTGGATATCGGCCTGCAGCAGCAGTTTTTGTTGTTCCAATCGCATGATACTGGTGCTGAGACCATGCTGTTGATATTTGTCTGCTATGCACCAACTCAGAGCCGTGGGCACAGCAGAAAATTCTCCGCGATCAAGGCCGTGCTTGCTCACATGGTAGTGACCCGACTGTGGATCTATGCGATAACAGCCAAAAACTATGAATCCAGATCCATCGGCTATGATGATGTTGCGTTCTAAAGCAAGGAGTTCTGGCTCTATCAACTGCTGCAGGCGAGCCAGGGCCTGGTGTTTTTTCATTTGATCACGTATGTGGCCAGGAGATACCCAATCATGCCCACCAGCAGGGCTATGAATCCCAGACCCCAGGCCATGATCTGATCTGTGCGTTTTTCTGCCATGGCTTGCACCATGTCATGCACTTCTCTGATCACTGTGTTGAGATCCTGGATTTTTCCTTCTACCATCTCCAGTTTGTTTTCCAAGAAACGATAGCGTTCAGCACACAGTTCCACGTGGGCTTCTAGGCTCTTTTTTTCTATTTCCGTGGTGTCTGCCATGGCCAATCCTTTTGATAAGTTATTTATTGTGAACAGGTAAATGTGATGTTGCGGCCCACAATCAATGCGTCGTCCACACCGGCATTTTCGGTCAGGCCCGTGATCATGGGCACACCCACACAGTCCTGCTTGAGGGCACCCACGGTATCACCGTCGGCGGCCAGGGCTCCGGGCTGTTCTACTGAGAATTCAAACTGCCACAGTCGCAGGCCATCTTGCTCAATGACCACAGGATCTGTGATGTCCGTGGGCAGTGCTCGCAGGCTCAACACTTGGTTGATGGTTTCCCAGTTGCGTTGCTGATTGCGGGCACGATTCCAGGCCTGATCTGTGTCAATCCTCACACCTTGTTGTGTATCAAAAGGCACGCGGTTCCTGTGGAAGTTGCTGCGTACTCCAGTGGCAGTGATGTCAAACTGGGTGCGGCATGTGATCCGCTGGGTCATATGTTCAAGGCCACCGAAGACATGTTGGCTGGCTGTATGCGGCAGTTGGCGGCTATCACAATGCGATCTCTATCACCACGATACTGCACTGCAGAGTGTGGAACCCAACTGGGGAACACCACCATCATGCCGGCTTCAGCGGCCATGTCTATGCTGGTGTTGGCAGTGACCCAGGCCGTGCCCGCATCCAGGTACATGCTGTTGTTGGGGTTATAGAATCTGTTCACACCGTTTTTGGTGGCTACATCTGTGCTACCAATGTCTAGATAATAGATGGCAGACCAGGACGAGTTGGGATGAACATGCATGTCATGATAACCGGCATCCTGGGTGATGTGGCACCATGATTCGTGTATCTCCACTGACACGTTCATGCCCTTGGGCCAGTATCTGGCATTGGCCGCTGCGGCGGCCTGGAAGAAACAGTTCTTGACCCAGTGGCTGAATGCCAGCACTGCAGGATCTTCAATGGTGACGAAATCAAATCCACTTTCATATAGGCCTCGCTTGGCGTCAGGTGCCACGCCACTGGTGCGGTTAGCGGCCTGTTGTTCATAGCATACTCGGCGGAGGTCTTGTTTGTAACGATCATGTTCGGCCCATTGAAAGTCATACATCAGCACGGGCCACAAAGGTAGGGTTTGCATATGTGGGTATTTAATGGCCAAAAAAAAGCCCGGGTAAAAACCCGGGCTTTTTTGGATTACAAATTAACTGTTAGGCTAGTTTGAAACCAGGGTTTGTAACATTTGTACCTGCAACATCAACACCTGTCACTGTGCCACTGCTGGCTGTGATTTGAACGTTGCCCAGAGCTTGGATGACTAATTCCAATGTAGCGGCTGTGTATGCACCTGAAGGATAGATACCATAGCTGATCTGACCTGTTGTGTCGGCTTCGACCTGATACATAGCGATGGTAGCTGTACGCTGGATGGCTGAGTTGATCTGGTTAACAACACCTGGTGTGAAAACACCGCTGGTAACGTTGCCCAACTGGTTGCGTAGATCGATGGCCTGGTTTGCAGTGTTTTCAACGATAACTTTCAAAAAGTCTAACTTGGGGCCTGCCATCTGTACCAGGGCATCAGTTGAGATCTGACCGGTTTGAGGACCGTTGCTGAGGTCTAGTGCAAATACTGGTTGCGAATCACCATTCGCGGGTGGGAAAAATGCCATTTTAAATCTCCTTAGTAAGTGAGGCTCTGCCTCTGCACTTATTTACCAAATTGGAGAAAAATGCTGGTGTTCAGGTCAATTCTGGATTGTTTCGGGCGAAGTTTGCGGCCGAGAATCTCATGCGATCCACGAATTTCAGACCCTGGCCTACATAGCCTTCGTGGCCGGGTTCGTCGTTCACTGACGCTGACACATCCTGTGCCTGTGCATCCAATTGCCGCACAAGATCGTTCTTGAGCTGGCTCACAGCCAGGAATGCTTCAAACACAGCGGCCATGGCCTGCTTGTTTTCCGTGGCCCAGTCAAATATACGCGGTGCCTTGGCAGGAACCTGTTGTTGCACCCAGGTACCAAAGCCCGCTATGAGATCATCATAACTGCCAGATCGCACACGGCTGTTCATGTACTGCTTGATCAACTGCGGCAGATCCGTGATGCGACGATCTCTCAACTCTTGTGGGTTGAATAACTGGTCAATGGCTGCTCCGTGCTGAGATATGATGTCTTGTATAATTTTTACCGTGTTCTTGTCCAACTTGATTTCGCCCGAGGTCCGCAGGCTGGGATCCAGGATCAACACGCCGGCAGTAGGTATAAGGTCCGTGGCAGTGATGGGCTGTGCCGCGGCACCAGGTGCGGCCAACTGTGTATGCACCACCACGCCAACTTCGCTAGCACCGATCTGTTGCCCCAGTTTAGAGTCCGCAGGCACGCGATATTTCACTGTGTTGGGCTGAAACTCATAGGCACCTTGGACCACAGCGGGCTGGGCTGTATACAAAAGATCGCCTTGCACATAACCACGGAAGTCCTGGGGCACTGTGCGTCTCAGCATGGGAAACAGTTTTTTGTAGATGGCCACCAGTTCGCCGCGTTCACCACCGCGGGCGGCCATGATCTGTTCGATCTGCTGGGGACTCGTGGCCAGGCCATCATAGCCCTTGGCCAAGAAGCCTGACTTGTCTGTGAGCACGAACTCGCCCGAGGGCTTGCGGCCAAAGATGATGGCGGGCTTGCCGTCCCATTTCACCGTGGTGGTCTCGGGCTGCCGGGCCGCTGCCAAGATGCCCTGCAGAGCTTGTGTCAGTCCTCGGCTGCCGGCATCCAAGACTCGGTCTTCGGGATGCTCGATACGCACCCCTTCAGTGATGACCTGCATGCCCTGTACCACGATGCGATCTCGCAGTCGGGCCATCCAGTTCACTTCTGTGTAGCCGATGTTTTCGTCCAAGGGTGTGCCCGCACGTTGCATGTGATCTCGGAAGTCCGCCAATTTGGCATCTTTTTTGGGATCTGTTTTGAGTTGGGCCAGGATCTTTTCCACTGACCCAAGATCTTCTCGTGTGGCACGCGGATTCAGCAGCATCTGGGCGATCTGATCAGGGTCGTCCGTGATCAGTTCATTGGTGGTTCGATCCATGATACCGTCATTCTGGTTGAGCTTGTAGCCCATGCTCTTGGCCAGAGAGTTCAACAACACGTTGCGTGTGGCACCCTTGTATTCGCTGTTGGGATCTTGCCGCAGGATGAACTTGGAGAACTCGGGCTTGTTGAGGAACATGAAGTCGGTCTGCACATAGCCACGCTCGGGTACTCCCACGATGGGCGTTTTGAAATGCACGGCCACACCCGATTTCCGCACCCAGTCTCGAGGATCAAACTTGTTGGCCACAGCCCAGTCCGTGAGTCGCTTGACCAACTGTTCCTTGGTCACTGTGTTGGCATCCACAGCGATGTCAATGTCGCCAGAAGTGGGCTTGAGTCCAGTAGACCCCAGCATGTTGTTGCGGAGATCCAGCCCGGGCAACATGTGTTCCAACCATACCAGGGTAGGTTTGATGTCAGTCTGTGCTACACGCTGTGTGACAGGCACACCGTCGGCATCTTTGAAGATGTTGCCGCCTTCGGTCAGGATCATTTTGTTGCCACGCCCAGGGCATTCAGCAGGCTGTTGACCATGGGATTGGCCTGTTTTGTGGCAGTCAATGTTCCACCTGCGGCCTGCTGAAGAGCCGTGGCCACGGCCTGTGTGTTGACATTGGCACCCCGAAGTACCTGTTGCACAGTGGCTGCGGTCTGCTGGGGAGTGTACTGTGGTGCCTGCGTGGCCTTGCTGGGATCTTGGCGGGCTACATTGACTGCTGCCACCATCTTTTCAAAGGCTGCGGGCAACAGTTTGGGGTCATTGCGGACTTTGAGCACAGCATCCATGGCTGGAGCCAGCCTGCTCATGCTGGTCTGATCCAGGCTGTCAAACCGGCCCTGCAGCATCACGCGATCTACAAATTCTTCAAGCCTATCATCATATTCTTGATCACTGATGGGCATGCCTTGATTGGCCTGTTGTAGTTGTAAAAGCTTAGTGTTCCATTGCTTTAGGGCAGCCTGACTTAGAGCTGCGGTACTGGTGGCTACTTGGGCTTGTTGGTTGCCCAAGGCCGCACCCAGCCGGGTCATCAGCCCCACTTCATCCAGGCGTTGGCGTGTTATTTCATAGATCTGCATCGGTTCGTCTCACTGTGCGGGCGAATTTGGCCGCGTCTTTGGTACGTATGGCGTTGAGCAATTTACGCACTAGATTCTCTGCCTGGTCAGCGGGGTATGCTGCTTCGATCTGCTCTACCAATCGCACAGCACTGGCTATCACGTTGCTGGCCCGGCTTTCGATGATATAGCGGCGGTCACGATCTTCATGGCGTTCCACGTAAATCGCATCTAGTTCTTCTAATATGCTGCGGGTGCGTTTTTGCATCTTGGGCCAGGACCTTTTCTTTATTTATAGTAAAAGCTGTTTCTAATCGCTAAATATTCCGTGACCGACCATCTAGTAAAAAAATACTCTTACATCAACGAATCTGACTACGAAAATGTCAAGGGGCCGGATTGGCCAAATTTCCATAGATTTGAAAAACACCTCGACGTTCCAAAATGGGTATATGACGAGATTGATCTCATGTTGTTTCAAAAAGAGCCATTCAACCACCCAAGTTTTTGTGTATTACCATGGCACGGACTAGAACTAGGGTTTGACAATGAAAGTGAAAAGGTATGCTGTCTTTTGGAAAAAGATTCCAACATTGACAAAATTAAGTCTGATATGAAGGCCGGGGTAAAACCATCAAATTGTAAAAAATGCTGGATATTGGAAGAAAATAATCAAGTAAGTGATAGATATCTTAAAAATTCTGCCTTGGATTTTTACACACAAAAAGATTTATCATTCATAATGCAGGAGGCGGATGAAAGAAAAATTTTGATGTTGAAGCTTAACACCAGTTATACTTGTAATGGAGCATGTGTATATTGTGATAGCAATTTAAGCAGTTATTGGAATACTATCGAAAGGAAAATAGATAAAACCATTCCGATTAAAACCTATAGATACATAGATTTAGATCGTGTGTCACGAAAGGTTGATCTTTCCAATCTTATTAATTTGACTTTACTGGGCGGAGAACCTTTGTTAGAAAAACAAAATTTCCAAATATTACAAAAATTATTAGATTTAGGAAATGATAATGTTTTTATCAGCGTTGTGACTAATGCGTCTGTAAATTTATCAGAGCCTCTCAGATTCATGTTGTCAAATTTTAGAAATTTAAATTTAACTCTCAGCATTGATGGATTAGATAGTGTGTTTAATTATCAAAGATGGCCATTACTCTGGTCTGATGTTGTAAAAAACTTAGAACAATATAGAACTATCACAGATAACATCAGTGTTTCTTGCACGATTACCAATATCACTGTTATGTATTATAACGAAATATGTGCGTGGTTTAAACAACAAAACTTGCCATGGATACCAAATCCGGTTTACAATCCAGAAGTATTCCATCCCAGTGTGCTACCACTGACTGCTAAACAGGCGTTAAAAGATGTGTTAGAACCAGAACATTACAGATCTTTCATCGGTGATCCGGATCAAGATCCGGGAGATACATGGTTGAAATTCCTCAACGAGATAGATCGACAAGATCGTGCCAAGGGCATAGACATACGCGATTACCTACCAGAATTCTGCAAACTAGTAGGGATCTAGGATCGAAGATTTTCGTAAGAGACAGGAAATGTTTTTTTCCAGTCGGTGCCACGACGTCGATCTAATGCTGTCAAATAATCAACGATTTCAGATTTCTTAGGGTTGTCAGTAGCCAAGAGACCATACGCAGGTTGATATCGATGTTCCACTGGGTCATTGAAGCGATTGGTACTGAAATTCGCTCTTATCCAATTAGACAGATCTGATAGATACGGTTGATTGAGAACAGAAACCACAGTCATGATATCAAAGATACAGTTGCCGAGACTATGTTCTTTATACCACAGAAGATTGTCCTGTATCTCGGACCATTGTGCTGGAAAGCGTATGTAATTAAATCGTTTGTTAATATCATCCACACTGAAATCTATCTGCACCAATTTAAATTCATTCCAGACATCTAACAATGATTGGTCCGCTCTGATAGTAGCATTGGTATTATAATAAATATGCACCCGAGATTTATTCGGAATAGCACGCAAAAATTCATCATGATCTTTGCTTAGCAAAGGTTCGCCACCGTGGAAATGTACATACTGTAGATTGTCGAGATCTAATTCTTTCCAAAATGTGTTACGATTGACTCGACGTTGCTCGATGGGTATCTTGAGTTCTTGTTTCCAGAGACTGCTGTTTTCAGGACCACACATCACACAGGCCAAGTTGCAGATATCCCCGACCCAATAATCAATACGTATAAGGTCTTCGTTGATATCATCTATGCTATTGTGATCGTACCATTTGTTACTGTTGATGCGGCGACTGACTTGTCCCTGCGATTCTGGTCGACGGCACAATTCACATTCGCGAGGCCATTGATTTTCACGAAAGTCTGTTCTTATCTGGCTAAGATACGGATCATCAAAAAACTTTATTTCACTGACCTTCTTCAAAGGTGTGATGCAACAAGGAGATATGTATAATTCTCCTTGCTTTGTTGCTATATTGAGATTTTTAAAAGCGTCGACACAGATCATGACTGTTTGATCTGGCCCAGCAGTTGCTTGAGCTTGTTGCTTTGAACTTCGGCCGTTACTTTGTCAGTGTCTTCACTGGCATCGGCATCGGCCACACGGCTTTTGGCCTTGATGCTTTCATATATGGCACTCTTAGCAAATCCTGACGCACCCTGTGGCTGCTCTTCGCCTGCGTCGGTGATACGCATGGTTTCGATGTTGTATTCTAAATCGATCTTCTGTCCTACACCTGTGGAACTACGTGACTTCATGCACTGTATCTGATAACGACCACGCTCACGCATGGCTCTGGAAGTGAATATGCCAAACACGTTGTCGGCTGTGTTGATTTTAGAGATACCACCCGATATGTGGCTGTGATCAAACTCGATCTCTTCCACTGCTGATCTATTCAACTGCGAAGCAGTGACCATGAGCACGCCTAGTTCTTTGGCTAAGTTACGCAGTTCTTCACTCACATACTTGTCTTTGACAAACAAGTCATTGGGACTGACCTTGGCTGATACCGGCATCAGCAAATCAAGATAGTCAATCATCACAAAGTCCACGCGGATGCCAGTCTGTATCTGTGCTTCTTTGAGATAGGCACGGATGTCGTTGATGTTGCTCTGTGCCGGAAATCCCTTGATGCGATACTGTCCGGCTTTTTTACCCACCAGTTTGACCTTGAGCTCTGTGGTGTCAATGTCCCGGCGGATGTCTTTGGTTGACGCATTGGTAAGCATGGCATCGGTACGCAGAGCACACAGTTCTTCGCTGAGTTCCAGTGTTACATACACACCGCTGAGCCCGGCCTGCAACCAGTTCAGTGCGATGTTCATCATCACCAGACTCTTGCCTGATCCTGAACCCCCGGCAAAGATGTTGAGCTCACCTCGGCTGAATCCACCGTACAGCAATCGATCCAGTTGTGGCCACCCTGTTGATACTTGCCCACCGGAATTGAAATAGCGATTGATACGGGCACGCGGATCTTCCCAGTAGTCTGTGCCCATGTCCTTGGTCAATGATATCTGTACTGCATCCTTGATCAGTTTCTCCACAGGATCATATTCGCCTTTTTCTAGAAGATCCACGGACTTCAAGATCGCACGTTCTAGTTCTTGGCGGCGAGTAAAAGCTTCAAACTCCGCCATGAACCAGGCGAAATGATCTTCTGTGAGATCCGGTACATGCGATAATTTCGTGTTGGTGGCCGCTATCACCTGTTCCAGCACCGGCATGGTTTTGTGATCATTGCTGTGCTCGCGGATGAATTCCGCGGCACCACGCAGGCTGCGATCAAAGTTCTCAGGATTATAGATGTTCTGCACACGCACATAACTCTGTGCATCCTGCAGCATCATCTCCAGGAACAATCTCTGAACATCTACGCTATAGTCCTTTAACAAGTTTTCGC